TTATTGTTGGTCTTGGCAATTGACCTCTTTGAAAAGCAAAACCTGTGGCCTCTACAGGAAATCTTAGATAAGTCTCACTATTCCAAACAATATTTCCATAAGCATCAAGATTACTACCAGAATGAAATCTATGTACTGTATCTACACCAGAAGGATTTCCTGTTTCATAATTTAAACCTTCTTTTAACTCAAGTTTAAATAATTCAATTATTGATGAAGGGTTAACCTTCTGTACATCACTAAAAACAGGTGCGGTATCAATTGTCATGCTTCAAATTTTTGTACAAATGTAGCTGTTATCGTAGCTAAACTAGGTAAATCAATCACTTTATTCCATTCTGGACATACAAATTTATATGATGCTGTTTTTGTGATAGAAACATTACCGCTTGTTGTCGCACCACTAGCTGCTGTCACTACAAAATCATTTGCATTAGTTACTGAAGAAACTATATAAGTGCCATCGGCAGAAGAACCAGATGTAAAGTCAATAACCAAAGAATCACCAGAAAATAATCTATGGTCTGTAATCGTAATAGTTATTGTCGTGCTGCTTTGAGAATATGTGCCTGTCTTCGTAAAAGCTTCTTTTGGTGGAGAGTATGTAAAACTTGCTTTATCTCTTGCACGTTCCTCTAAAAAATATTCAATCGTATCTGATTCTTCTTCCGTTATATTTTCCCATTTTAAATTAAAAATTTTAGGATCTTGATTATTTGGCAATCCAAAACCTAAACGATGCTCAAATCCATCAGCAAAAGATACAACTTTAACTACTGGTTGTGATCTTTTGGTGACGCTAAAACTTGGTTCTATAGAAGGAAAGTCTGCCATTTATGTTAAAAGTCCTCCTGGTCTTTTTTGTTTTAACATTTCTGATTGTATGGCAGCAGCTAAAGCCCTGCCAAACTCTTGTGATCTTGCAGAATCTCCTTCTACAGAGCTACCAGAAGCATCTACATTTACCACAATATTACCAACTCCTCCAGAACTTTGCACTCCAAGTTTTCCGTTAGAACCACGCTTTAACGGCATGACAGCTTCTGGCCCGGCTTCGCCCATTAGACCCATTCCATTTGCCATTGGGAATAATGTTGGTTTGTTTACTATACCTCCCATTGCGTAAGGTACTATTTTGTTTCCAGCAAAGACGTTTCCATTTGCACTTTTCACTAATTCACCATTATTTACAACACCGCCAGTAGCTAAATTAGGAAACAAAAAATTAAATAAAGGTTTAGTAACGGCTGCTCTTACTAACATTCTTGTTAAATCTGAAATAATTGATCTTGTTAAATCACTAAAGTTTAATTTTCCTGTTTCTACAAATTTAACTAGAGCATCTTCCATTCCTTGGAATGCGTTAACAAATGTCTGCTCAATATCTTTTCCAATATCATTAACACTTGTTTTAAATGCTTGTAAAGGAGTAGCTGCTTCTTTAATTTTTTTCTCAATATTAACACCTTGAAATGTAGTCAAATCTTTTCCTGTAATAGTAGGATCTTGTGTTTTGTTAATTTCCATCTGTAAAAGATCTTTAAATCTTTCATCAAATAATTTTGCTTCTCCAAAAGCACCTAAGCCTCTTGATAAAGCTAATTCTCTAGATTCTTTTCTAGCCCTATTAACAAGTTCTTGTCTTCGCTTATTAAAACCACCTCTTATTTGTAAAATATCCATCATCTTACCTGCTGTAATAGTTGCATTTACCATATCGGCAAGATCAGTAATAATATTCTGAATTCCAGCACCCACAGGTTGGAAGAATTCTCCAAAACTTAATCTTAATTTATCAAGTGATACTTTCATTCTCGCACCAGCATCAGCAGTTGAATCAGCCATTGCTTTTGCTGCACTTGCATGATCATCACTCAATTTAACAACAAACTTCATAACATCATTAAGACCTACAGTTCCATCTCTCAAGTCTTTCTGTAATTGAGGTAATGTTCTGCCTGTAGCATCTGCAAACTTAACAACAGCACCAGGTAGTCTTTCACCTAACTGACCTTGTAATTCTTCCGCTGATACCTTACCTTTACCAAAGATCTGCGACATCGCTCGGATCGCAGATTGTACATCTTCCGCATCTCCACCAGTTGCCTTAATAGCTTCTGAAACACCTCTAAATACAAGTTCAGCATCATCAACAGATCCACCAGCACCAATAACAGATGCAGATAACGTAGTAAATTGTTTACTTGCTGCTTTTATAGGTACGTTTAAACCATCAGAAACAGAAGCTATAATTTTTTTTGCTTTTATAAACTCTTTATCACTTTTGGTTACCCCTTGTAGAGCTACATCTAATCTTCTAATTTCTGAGGCAAAAACAGCAGTACTACTTGCTGCTCCTGACAGATCCAATGTACCTCCAAGAATAGCTCCAATTACTGCACCTTTTGGCCCACCTGCAAGACCTCCAACACCTGCAAGTCTTATTGCATTACTATCAATACCTGCCATTGCGGAGCCAGCAAATCCACCCAAGGCAGCTTTACCTCCTGGACCTAAAGCACCAAGAGGCCCTTTAGCTTTTTTAGATGTTTTTGTAAACTTATCAACCTCTGTTCTTGTTCTTGCAATTTCTCTAGTTAATGTTTTAAATCCTCTTGAATTTACATTAGTAACATTTCTAAGTGCTATTAATGCTCTTTCTTTTTTTCTAAATGCATCTATTGTTTTTGGTGATACTTGACTTATCTTTTGAATATTTCTAGCAAGAGACATTATCTCTTTACTAGTTTTAGGTGCAACAGACTTTTGTAAATCTTGTAATTTTTTTGACAGACCAGTAAGGTTTTTTAAACCTTTTACATCAAATTCAACAGTAAACTTACCGACCTTGCCAGCCATTATTTTTTCTCCTTATGCCATTCTGTCAAGGCTGTAGATTCCATGAGTTGTAAGCCCTCTAGCATTTCTTGTCGATTACTCACATTGTAAAGGTCAAACAAACCTCCAGCAAGCAATAAAACTTCATATTTTAATCCTACTATACCTCCAAAAGACATATTCCATTGTGTTTGTAACCTTAAAAACATCATAACAATATCCCAATTCTCGTCAAAAATTTCAAAACTTTTTTCCTCGTTAGATTGTTGTTGAATTTTTATTCCAAATACTTTGGCATCATCCGCAGTATCATCAACAATTTGCTTGCTGCCAGAAGCCCAATATTTAGCAGCAGCTATTAGTTTCCCGATTGTGCATTCCCATAAAAGCCTTTGTAACTATCTAAAACACCTTGAACAAAATCTACGTCATCTGAAAATTCTTTAAGAACAGGTTTACTAAAAACTATAGGACTACCATCTTCTTCTTTTACTTCATCCCAACCAACTAATATTTTTGACAATGCATCAAACTCATCTTGCTCATCAAAACCGTTTAACTCAGTTTTTGTAAGTCTTACAAATTTAGCAATAAACTCTGTTGTTTCAAATTCCCCAGGTACTGTTTCAGAAGGTCTTTTAACTTCCACAGGCCAAGAATAAACCTTGGTCTTCTTACGGACAAATGCCATAAATACTAAATAATATATATACTTCTATACTTTAGCTAGGAAGTCAAGTGTATAGGAAAGTTAGCTCATCATTTGCTGAACTTGGAACTAATGTAAATGGAATCTCTAACATAGTTACTCCATCCATTTCTCCATAACTTACATCACCAATATCTACTTTAGTGCTTGAAAACTTACAGATATTACCAGCAGTCGTTCCATGTGTAACTTGTATGTTACCAAGAGAAGTATCTGATAATGCAGCACTAAAATAATCTTTTTGTGCCATAGTTGGTGCTTCTATAGAAACAGAACCGTTTGCTGCTCTATCAGTAAGAAGAACTTCTTTTGTTCCTCCAACAAGTTCTCTGTAAACTATTGAGTTTCCCATATCCATAGATAAACTTTGCAAAGCACCTGCATAACTTAATAATGCAAAACTACTTGTGTTTCCGTTCTTAAAGATTAATGGTGTTGCCTGGTTACCATAAGTAACAGAAGGTAATGCTGTGTCAGTTGGAGCATTATAAATTCCTGTAAAAGTAAAATCAAGAGTCGGGATTGAACCAACTTCTGTTGACAATGCAACATTTCCTCGACAACCAGTAACGATATGTCTTACACCGTCTACGTTGTAGTGGATAGTAACAGATGAAAA